ATTATATTTTTCATTCATAATCTTGTTGCCGTAATTGAAGAATTCTGGTTTAACGGAACCTTCATTGCCTGCAACTCTATAATGCACAGTGTATTCTCCAGTACAATCATACTTAGGAAAGTGTTGGGACAATACTTGCAACCAAACTCTATCTTGTCCCCAGCCGCCGTGCCATACTTGTGCTAATTTTACTGCAACCTCAGTTTTAATGCAATAACAATTTGTGTCAATATGGTTATAATCACCGGAGAAAACTGGCCATTTGCCCAATGATTCACAGTCGTCATAACATAAGAACTTACCATCTTTGTCATGTATCTGACGGAGCGAATAGGACCAGTCCAGGTTGTTTTCTTCTATGGTTTGTATGCAAGACTGTACATGATGAGATTCCATCGAACAATCTTGATCCAGGTAAAGTACATATGGTGTGTCTATCAGATGTGTGAACGCAGCATAGATGCGGTGTCCATAAAATCCATTTGCACCTACGTTGATTGGTAAATAACAAACATGTAGGTTGGTGCAACCATCATATTCATCAACGATTGGTTTTACCTTACCCTTGTATTTGTCACCATCACACACAACATAGACTTTTGTTTGGTTTTGAGATAGTGCAGTTTTCAAAGCATCATGTAACTCCGGAGAACCCGTAGTTGGTATAATCACTGTCGCCTTCATATCATCCTCTAGTTAGTTTCAGTATTTTTTCTATTTGTTTGTCCAGTGCGGGTTTACGATTAGGCCAAAATATATATTCTTTATCTCCGGTGTCACGGAGTTTTTGTAAGAATGGAACAATCAAAGATTCTAAATCTTCAAGTTTTGACTTATAGTCTTCAATTGGCGCAGCAGCTTTTTCAGCGGCCTTATTAATTCTTGCTTCATAGTCTGCTGCTGATATAGCTGAGAATCCAAAATCATCATCTGTTTCCATATTTTATTTTCTATAATCAATATAATTTACCAAAAGGACCGAATCCATACTTGTCAGCAATATCTTTCTTTTGTGCAATGAACAGTATATTTGTAATCAACTTGTCTCTTTCTTTCTCTTGCAGTTTCAGTATACCATAGAGGAAAGTTAGTTGCATCAACTTAGAATTTGCAGTATGTGGTTCCATCATAAAGACCTTTGTCATATTTCCGACAAACTCTTTACTATCTTTAACTTTAGTTGTTGTTTTTCTATTCACAAAATCAAACATTTTGGAATATTCTTCAACGTCAGCTTTAAATTCTTTGGCTGTCATTGGAAAGTTCTTGTAACTATTCGTGAATTTGACTTTGTAATCTTTTAGAATTTCCGAAACTAAATTAACAGGAGCTTTACCCAAACGTGCTGAAGTACCTGTACTTGCAGTTGGTTCCCATTTCAAGTTATTGAAATCGGATGTACTTGTAGCTTTCATCTGAATCTTGTATACAATCTTTTTGCCATTCTCCATGGCATCAACAAATATCGTAGTGTCTTGTGTACCAAAGGTAAGGCCTAATTTTAGTGACAGGTCGATACGAATTTCTTTTGTGTGAAATACGTAATTTTTACCATCAAGAAATTCCAGTCCACTATCAATGTTGATTTCTTCATAGAAGGCTTGTTTACCCGAAACTTTCTTCAACGACACACCAACAACTTGTCTTTGTTTGAACATTGTACGCAATACAGCATTCAACGCTTGAATATTTTCTGCACGGCCATCGTTTACAATTTTTGTAATTTCTCTAATAACTTTTGGTTCATCTTTGATACACCAAATATCAGCAGGATCCCAAGAATCTTTTTTACTGATGCCGTACTCACTCTTAACCAAATCAGAAATGAATTTCATAAATCCATATTCACGGTTGAATTCTGTGAATCTTGTATTAGAAAATTCTTCAAGCATAGTTTTTTGTTGCATGAAGAAGGTTTGCAACCATTCTTTATCAATCTCAGGGTAAATGCCCTTCTTACCTCCAAGTTCATCATACTTGGGGTCATCCAATATATCTTCCCAACTTTTATATCGAATGTTATCTTTCAAGGCACGCCGAAGTATCCAGGCCGAGCCTAGTTCTTGTCTACGGGTTGCTTCTGCTGCTGAAAGTTTTTCTGTTGCCATAAGGTTATTTATCTGATAATCTGGATATCTTTACCTGAAGTCCAAATCTCTAGTTCTGTTCGCAATCGACACTCATTATGTAGTGTTGCATAACGGTTGACAGCCTTGTTTCTCCACCATTCAATCAAGTTTGCCAGTTTGTGTTTTTCATAGTTTTCACCTGGAATAAGCACGTCCGTCTTACAGTTGATGTAATCTTTTATGTTCTTAAAACCATAATCAGAATGGTAATAACGTTTCTGCTCTGTCAACCCTTTGGCCTTTTCAATCGTTGTTATGAATGTAGTACCTTCAGTTGTACCTTTTAAAGATGCCTTTACTAAGGATATAATCTTTAAGGTAGTCTTAAGTTTCTTGCTAGAAGCATCAACCTCCACGATTTCACCAACTTTACTCTCCACAAAGTTTCTTAGGTCTTCGTATGGTTTTCCATGCATCATGGGAATAAAATCTGAATCAGTTAGACCGTTGTATCTAATATATGGTTTCATACCATCATACTGTGATACTGTCTTAGAACTACCATACAAACTGGTAGTTTCAAACAAACACAAATTCATTCCATATTTTTTATTGATGATTTCACGGACTTCATGTGAGGTGCAAATCGCCGCCAACAATTTACCACCAAGGTAGTTGAATCCAAAAGGTTGTGTTGGCACGATAACAAAACCCATCATTGCAGAGTCATTGAATCGTTTGGACCACTCAGGTTGTTGTGTAAACACTTGTCCTAGTAATTCATTACGAGGTTTCATGTTGATTACTGGAGAACCAAGACGAATGAAACCAACCCATTTATTGGTATTGGTTTCTCTGACACCCAATCTAATTTGGCGACCAACAGGTGAAATGTTAATATGTGATGATGTAATATTGAGTAAGGTTTCCCATTCAGATTGTGGCATACCAACAACCTCAAAGTTCATGTCCTTTGGATGCATGGTAAAATCTGAAAACAAATCTTCTTCAATTGGAAAAAGAGGATTAGTTGGCAAGTCAACTAAAGATGCCATCTTTTGGTCCCTCATGTATTCATCAATACGATTGAAACTACTAAAATAATCCTCAAACACCTTTGCACAATGCAAGGCTTCATCAAACTTTAAATCCATCAAAATTCTTCTTCGCAGGTTTTTCACGGTCACCAAATGTATTTAACGGTTTGTCTTGACCAGAATCAGTCAAACCATCTTGTGCTGATTGTTCAATATCATACAATCTCATCTTTGATCGGTCAATACCAAGTGTGAATCGTTTGTAATAACCTGGATCATTATAACGATTCTTCAATTGTTTGACCATAATTTGTCCCATTTCTTCCAGTTCTTCGGATGAAATGAGAGCAAACATCAAGTCAGCTGTCGCAGGCAAACCAAAACTCTCACTGGTGTCTTCGAGTCCTGGGTCGGAACTTGAAAAACCGGATCTTGTGGTCTGGGTTGCAGATACAACTGGTACATCGAATTCAACTGCAAGACCTCGCAGTTCTTCGGCAATGGCCTTGACATATGTATAGGAATTAATATTGGCTCCGGCTTTGATTCTTGAAGAACAACAGATATTGAGATAATCAATAAAGATAATATCAGGCACAAAGTTCTTTTTAAGATTGAGTTCATTAAGTAGTGTCCTGAAATGTGTTGATGAAGCAGAGGCGGTTGGATATTCTTTGATGATTAATTTACCAACAGTTTTTTCACGGAGTTTGTTGATTCGTTTATCATATAGTTCTTTAGATAGGTTAGACAACTCATCCATGGTTACATTCAACAGGTTTGCATCTATACGTTCAGCAATTCTTTCTTCTGACATTTCCATAGTAATGTACAGGACGTTTTTACCCTGTGACATACAACCAGCTGCTACGTGACACATAAAAAGAGATTTACCCACGCCAGTACCAGCAAGAGCAATGTTGAGTGTCTTAGTGGGTAGACCACCTTTTGTAATTTTATTAAAGAAGTCCAAGTCGAATGGGATTCGTTCTTCTTGTCTGTGATAAAATTCATATCGTTCATCGGAGTTCTCCAAATAATCATGACCAACAGAGTTGTCGAAACTTACAGCCAAGGCATCCGATAATAGAGTGGGAATCGCACCTTTCTCGGAGTTTTTGTCCTTCCCGTCAAGTATAGAAATTGCCCCCAATACAGCATTGTATATGGCCTTTTCTTGGCAGAACTGTTCGGTTTTGTCAATAAGCCATTGAAGTTCTGATCTTTCCGATGCAGTTTGTCTAATCTCTTGTAGATTAGTTTTGCATCTTTCCACTTCGTCATCTGATAGATTTCGTTCTTCTTGGACGGCCAATTCAATTGCTTCAATCGAAGGTGGCACATTGTAATCTTGTACAAACTGGTTGACCGCTTTGTACACCTTGCGGTCGGAATTCTCAGAGAAATATTCGGGTTTAAGAAACGGGAGAACTTTCCTGGTATACTCATCGTTGTAAATCAAATTCTTGAGAATCGTCTGTTCCAGTCTCATCAATAATATCCTGTTCTAAGTTACCTGACATTAGTTGTACCAAAAGGTCACCAATGTAGTTTTTAAAGTCACTATCTTTTTCCAATTTCTTGGGCTTCATAAATGTAGATTCTAACACATCATAAGCAAAAAGTAAATAGACCTGGTCATTTTCTTCTTTAAATTTTACTTTACCATATTTGTATATGGTATCTTTGTATGGTCCTTCCAAAAATTTGATGTGAACCGTGGTCGCATCATCCTTTGGGTAAATAAAACAATAATCTATACCCTCAATCATTTAAGCACCATTCATTGTTTCTACATCAAACGTCTGGTCAATATCAGTTTCCATAATATTACCATTTGCAATTTGATATTTGTTTTCGATAAATTCACGGAAAGATTTTTGTTTCAAAATGGGCATCCAGAATTCTTTGGTATCAGTATCTTTAA